ATTCTACTACTGGAGCCCTAACAAATGAAATGACACTATCTACATACAGCACATCAATTACGATTGCTGCAACAGGTACTGATCACAAAGAAACATCAATCGGAATCCCATCAAACTTTATACCAATGGGTGTAGCAGTTACTGTTACAAGTGCAGCTGCAAATGCAGTTAACTTAGTTGACATTGGTACTGAGGCTGATGATGATGGGTTCGTAGATGGCATTACTGCTGCTATCAACAGCACAGGTTTCAAAGGATTTTTCCCATGCAATGGCGTATTAGGAATGTCTGGTGGAGCAACAACTGCAGCTACTGAAACAGCTGACGAAGTACAGGTTGTAGTTTCTGGAACTGCTGGAGCAGGTGGTGTAGTGGCACTTAAGTTTTTTGGTATATCATCAGATTCACCAACAGCTTAATAATTAATTTAATGTGGGGCTTTGGCCCCACAGTTTAATTAAAGGAAAAAATATGAGTTCAGATCAAAAGTTTACAAATATAGCTAGCACGGGACAGGTAAAAACTATTTCTGGTGGATCAGTAAATATAGGTCCATGTAGAATAACTTACATACAAGCTGCAGGGGTAGCATCATCTGTTGTTGTGTTAAGAGATATTTCATCTGGTAGTACAGGAGATAAAGTTTTCGAAGCTGATTTTGGTACAGAGGGTTTAGATATCTATGTTCCAGGAAATGGTATTAGATTTGAAAATGGTGTTCATGCAACCATGACTAACACAACATCTTTGACTATCGGCTACACTGGCTAGGAGGTTAAATGGCTAACACTACCTCTGGTACAACCACTTTCGATAAAACTTTTTCTATTGATGAAATAATAGAAGAAGCTTTTGAGAGACTAGGTATTCAAAATATAAGTGGTTATCAGTTAAAGACATCTAGAAGATCTATAAATATAATGCTTCAGGAATGGGGCAATAGAGGTATTCACTATTGGGAAATAGATGAAACAAATATGGATCTTATAGAGGGGCAATCAGATTATGATTTTTTTAGATCAAGTGCTGATGGCACGAGTGCCGTTACAACTCCAACAAACGGTATCACTGGAATGTCAGATGTTCTTGAGGCACAATTAAGATCAAATAGAACTCAAACAACACAATCAGATAGTCCTATGACTAAAGTAGATAGATCAACTTATGCTGGTTTCTCAAACAAATTATCTAAAGGAACGCCTAATCAATATTGGGTAGAGAGATTTATAGATAAAGTTAGAATACATATTTACCCAACACCAGACTCTACAAATGCATCTAAAGATATGCATTTTTATTTTATAAAAAGAATACAAGATGCGGGCGCCTACACTAACGCAACTGATGTTCCGTTTAGATTTGTGCCATGTATGGTTTCAGGTTTAGCATATTATTTATCAATGAAATATGCACCGCAACTAATGCAAGGTATGAAATTAGTTTATGAAGATGAATTTCAAAGAGCACTGCAGGAGGATGGGTCAGCTTCTAGTACATATATTACACCTAAAGCTTATTACCCAGGAACATAATGGCAAAATACGCAACAGGTAAATACGCAAAAGCGATATCCGATAGATCAGGTATGGAGTTTCCGTACAAAGAAATGGTTAGAGAATGGAATGGTGCGTTTGTGCATGTATCGGAGTTTGAACCAAAGCAACCACAATTAGAACCAAAACCTATGAATGGTGATGCAATATCACTAAGAAATGTTAGACCTGGTAGAACAGAGCCAGCAGTCGCTGCTATGCTAGGAAATAATCCTTTTTCAATAACTTCAGGATCACAAACTATAACTGTTACAGAACCAAATCATGGTAGATCTACAGGCAACACTGTAAGATTTAGAAATGTAGTTGGTAGTCCAGGTGGTGTGGTTTTTACAACATATGAAAATTCAAGTGGTTTTAGCATAACTGTAACAACATCTGATAAGTATACATTTACATTAGGAGCAACTCCTAGTATAACAGAAGAATCAGGAGGAGCGACTGTGTCTGCAGGACCAGTTACATTAACATCATGATTAAAAAAATAAAAAATTTTATTGCAAAATTATTTGGTATTAAACAGTGTCAATGTAAAGATGAACATTTAGAATTATATGAAGATGTACCAGAATCAGAAATACCTGTACATAAATTAGAAAAAATAAAATCAAAATATAAAGAATAATGGCATATACTTTAACAAACTTACAAGATGATATTAGAAATTATACTGAAGTAGATGATACAGTTTTTTCTACCTCTGTTTTAGAGACTATAATTAAAAATGCTGAAAATAGAATTTACAGAGATTCTGACTCTGATGACAATAGATTTTATGCTACATCAAACTTACAGTCTGGTAGTAGATATGTGACTATACCTTCAGATTTAAGAGCTATAAGATATGTGCAATTGAAAGACACAACAGTTAGTCCAAATGTACAAACATTTTTAGAAAAAAAAGAAACTAGTTATATGGCAACATTTTATGATACTCCAGGCACAGCATCTGGTCTTCCTAAATATTATGCTAATTGGGACGCTAATTTTTGGATAGTAGCACCTACGCCAAACGCAAACTATGAGATAACTTTGGCATATGTAAAACAGCCAGACACAATAACTTCTGGAACAGCAAGCACTGCTGGAACTTATGTGTCAAATAAATATCAAGATTTGTTGTTATATGCAGCTTTAGTAGAAGCATATGGGTACTTGAAAGGTCCTGTGGATATGTTACAATACTACGAAGGCGCTTATCAAAGAGCTTTAGCATCGTACTCTATCGAGCAACAAGGTAGAAGACGCAGAGACGAATATCAAGATGGTGTAATTCGTACTCCTTTACAATCACCATCACCATAAAAATAAGGAGAAAAAAATATGGCTAATGTTATACCTGACTCTTTTAAAACAGATCTGTTAAAAGGCACTTTTAATTTTGATTCATCTGGTGGATCAACTTTTAAACTTGCTCTATACACAGATATTTCAGGGCTAACTACATCAACAACTGCGTTTACTACAACTAACGAAGTTAGTACATCTGGTACAAGTTATAGTTCTGGTGGAAACACATTAACTAATAACGGTGTAGCAGTGTCAAGTAATATTGCATTTGTTGACTTTGCAGATTTAACTTTTTCATCTGTAACGCTATCAGCGGTAGGAGCTTTAATTTATAAGAGTGGCGGTTCTAATGAAGCAGTATTAGTTTTAGATTTTGGTGGAACAAAAACAGCAACTAACGGTGATTTTGTTGTTCAGTTTCCAACTGCGTCTAGTTCTGCAGCTATTATTAGATTAGGCAACGCGTAATATTTTTGGAGTAGTAAATGGCATTTGTATTAAATGACAGGGTAAAAGAAACTACCACTACTACAGGTACAGGAACTATTTCTTTGGCTGGTGCTGAAACTGGCTTTGAAACTTTTGTATCTGGTATTGGTACAACTAATAAAACTTTTTATGCTATAGAATTACCAGGTAATGCTGAATTTGAAGTTGGCATAGGGACTGTTACTGACGCTAGCCCAGATACTTTATCTAGAGATACTATTATCTCCTCATCAAATTCAGATAGTGCAGTAGATTTTTCTGCAGGAACAAAAAATGTTTTTTGCACTTACCCTGCATCTAAAGCTCCGTCTGCAAGTATGACGGCTTCAACTTATGCTTTTAACCATTCAGCAACTTTGTCTGATGATCAAACAATTAGTAATGCAGTGTTAGCAGGACCAGTTACAATAACTGGGACTCAAACAATAACAGGAACGGTAGTAATAGTTTAATGTCAAAAATAGAAGTAAATACAGTTGCACCACAATGCGGAACTACATTAACACTAGGTGAATCTGGTGATACGGTAACTTTAGGAAGTGGTGCTAGTCAGTCCGGATTTGGTAGAACAGGAACTGTTGATTGGGATACAACTCCTAAAACTGCAACATTCACTGCAGTTTCTGGAGATGGATTTTTTGCAAATACAACAGATGGTGCTTTTACTTGTAACCTACCAGCAGGTGCTGCTGGAGCAATAGTATCTCTTGCAGATTATGCAGGTACTTGGCAAACAAATAATTTAACAATATCACCAAACGGATCAGATAAAATTGGTGGGATAAGTGGTGATATAGCTTTAAATACTGAGGGTCAATCAGTAACTTTGGTATTCGTAGATTCAACACAAGGTTGGATTAATGTTCAAGATTCAACTTCTAATGTAAGAGCAAGTGCTTTCATTACAGCAACAGGTGGAACTGAAACAACTTGTGGTAATTGTAAAATTCACACTTTTACAGGACCTGGTACTTTTGCAGTTTCTAGTATATCATCTGTTTGTGCAGCAAATAATTTAGTTTCATATCTTGTTGTAGCTGGTGGTGGCGGTGCTGGAAGTGGGTCCGGTGGTGGCGGCGGTGGTGGCGGCGGTGGTTACAGAGAAGTGGTAAGTCCAACTGCACCGTACACAGGTTCACCTTTACAAGGTTATCCAAGTTCACCAAATAGAGTTACAGTTACAGCAACAAATTTTCCAATAACAGTCGGTGGAGGTGGCACTGGTTCACCAGCTACTTCACCAGATACAAGTGGTAATAACACATCTGGAGGTGTTTCAACTTTTTCAACTATTACATCAGCAGGTGGTGGATTGGGAGGTAGTGGTCCTGCTTGTAGTGGTGCTGGTGCAGCAGGTGGTTCTGGTGGTGGAGGTAGATTTGCAGGTAATGGAGGCGCAGGTAATACACCTTCTACATCTCCAGCACAAGGTCAGAATGGTGGTAATTCAGTTAATTCTGGAAGAAGAGGCGGCGGAGGCGGCGGTGGTGCTAGTGAAGCCGGAGTGTCTGGTACAAGTTCTTGTCAAGGTAGAGGAGGTGCAGGAACTCCAACACAAATTTCAGGATCAGCAGTAGCTTTTTCAGGTGGTGGAGGTGCAGCAGGTTGGCCAGGCGGATCTCCTGCGATGCCTAGTGGACCTCAAAGTAATGGAAGTCCTTGCGGAACTGGAGGTACAGGAGCAGGTCATCCTACAGCAGGTGGAGATGGTACTACTAATAGAGGTGGTGGTGGCGGTGCTACTGGTAATCCTGGTTCACCACCTACAGCCGTCGCAGGAAATGGAGGTTCAGGTTTAGTAGTAATAAGGTATAAATTTCAATAATTATGACAAGTACAATTAAAGTAAATACAATACAAAATGCATGTGGAGCAGACATTATAAAAGAGTCTAGCAACACTATAACTATTGGTGCAAGTGGCGATACCGTTACTCTTGCATCAGGTGCATCACAAACAGGTTTTGGAAGAACAGGAACAGTAGACTGGCAGACATCAATTAAAACAGCAGCTAGTTTTACTGCAGCCAATGGCGAAGGTTATTTTGTAGATACATCTAGCAATGCAGTTACAGCTAATTTACCAGCAGGAACAGCAGGATCAATAGTTGCTTTTAGAGATTATGCAAATAATTTTGATTCAAATAAATTAACTCTTGCTGCTAATGGTTCACAAAAAATTAACAATAGCACATTAGATTTAGAAGTATCAACAGAGGGTGAATCAATTACTTTAGTTTATGCAGATGACACAAAAGGTTGGCTAGTTGTGAATGATGGTAATAATGATGCGGGAGCTCAAGCACAATTTGTTTCTGCAACTGGTGGTACAGTAACAACAGTTTGTACAAATTTTAAAGTTCACACTTTTACGGGACCAGGAACTTTTTGTGTATCATCGGCAGGAAATGCAACAGGTTCAAATTCAGTAGATTATTTAGTAGTAGCAGGTGGTGGCGGAGGTGGTAGAGGAAATAGTAATGGCTCTGGAGCTGGAGCTGGAGGATATAGAGAATCTGGAGGAACAGCTTCTGGATGTTATACTGTATCCCCATTAGGTTCATCTCCAAGTTCAGTTGCTGCAGTTCCAGTTTCAGTACAAGGTTATTCAGTAGTCGTAGGTTCTGGAGGAGCAGGTAGTCCACTTGGAGGCACAGGTAGTCAAGGGGGAACCTCTAGTGCTTTAGGTATTTCTTCTGCTGGTGGCGGAGGTGGTGGAACTCACGCTACACCAACAGCTAACGCTGGTGGACCTGGTGGATCTGGAGGTGGCGCTGGTGGTCCAGGTGGCACGATAGGTAACGGAAACACTCCCCCAGTTAGTCCCCCACAAGGAAATAATGGCGGATCAGCTGCAAGTGGAGGTCCTCATTCTGGTGGCGGTGGAGCAACAGCTGTTGGAAGTAATGGAGCGCCCTCTCCTGGTAGTGCAGGAGGAGCTGGTGGAGCAGGGGCAACTTCAAGTATTAATGGAACACCCACTACAAGAGCAGGCGGAGGTGGTGGAGGCTATGATAGTGGTCCTGCTGGTGGAGCAGGCGGTTCTGGTGGCGGTGGTGCTGGTTCTACAAACAATGGTCCAGGAGGAGCTGGAACAGCTAATACTGGTGGTGGCGGTGGTGGTAATGGTCCTCTAAATGGTTTAGGTGGAACAGGTGGTTCAGGAATAGTAATAATAAGATATAAGTTTCAATAGGTAAATTATGAGTGAAATAAAAGTAAATAAAATTAGTCCAAGAACAAATTGTGGTACAACACAGTTAGGAGATAGTGGTGACACATTTACTATTCCTGCTGGTGCAACAATTACAAACAATGGAACTGCAAATGGTTTTGGAGCAACAGGAGCTGTTAATTGGCAAACTGGATCTATTAAAACAGCAGCTACTTTTACACCAGTTGCTGGTGAAGGTTATTTCATAGACACTACAAGCAATACAATAACAGCTAATTTACCTGCAGGTTCTGCGGGAGCAATCGTTGCTTTCGCTGATTATGCAAGAAATTTTAATAATAACGGATTTACAATTAGCCCAAATGGTTCAGAAAAAATTGGTGGTGTCGCACAAGATTTAGTTTTAGATGTAAAAGGACAAGCATTAACTTTAGTTTATGTTGATAGTACAAATGGTTGGATTAATGTTCAAAACGCAGAGGACACAGAAACAGGAACTCCACCTTTTATACAAGCAACAGGAGGAACAATTACTTGTTCAGGAAATTGTAGAATTCATACATTTACAGGGCCAGGCACTTTTGAAGTTACAAGTCTATCACCAACACCTGCAAATAATGTAGTTTCTTATTTAGTAGTAGCAGGAGGTGGTGGTGCAGATGGAGGAAGTGCATCTTCACAAAGTGGTGGTGGCGCTGGTGGTTTTAGAGAATATAAAAGTCCAGTAACACCTTACACAGCTTCACCTTTAGATGGTAATCCTTGTGGAACAGCTATAACAGCAACAGTTACTTCTTTTCCAATTACAATTGGTGCTGGAGGAGGAGGATTACAAACTTGTGGAGGCACTCCAACAAATCAAGCTGGAGGAAGCAATTCAGTATTTAGTACAATCACATCTGCAGGGGGTGGTTCAGGAAATCCAGGTGGTGTTCCAACAGCAGGAAATCCAGGAGGTTCAGGTGGTGGTGGATCAGGGAATAATTCACCAGCAGCGGCAGGAAGTGGAAATCAACCACCAGTTACTCCACCTCAAGGTAATGATGGTGGAAATGCTGTTCCAGCTCTAGTTCCAGGTGCAAGAGCAGGAGGCGGAGGTGGTGGCGCTGGAGGTGCAGGTGGTCAAGGTCAAAATCCAAGAAATGCTGGTGCTGGAGGTGTAGGTGTTCCTACATCTATAACAGGTTCTGCTGTTTCTTATGCAGGTGGTGGCGGTGGAGGAAACCAAGGTCCTGGTGGTTCAGGAGGTGGTGCAAGTCCTTGTGGTACAGGCGGAGTAGGAAGATTAGAAGGCACAAGTCCTACAACAGGTGGATCAGGTACTGCCAACAGAGGTGGTGGAGGTGGAGCTGGTGCTAGTGGTGGACCAGGAGGATCAGGTGGATCTGGTATAGTAGTAATAAGATATAAAAAAGCATAGTTGAATGCTAATTAAAATTAATATATAAGGAGAAACATTATGGCACATTTTGCAAAACTAGGAGCTAACGGAAA